AGTAAGTGATTTCAACTCAGAACAAAATTCCTTAAGGCCATAAATAAATTATAATGAAAGGATATTATGACAAAAAATATATCAAGAAGTAAAGCTAATAAAATGTTTGATGATTATATGAGCAGAAATAAACTAGATGTAGGTATATATAAAAATAAATTAAAAATTAAACCTATTAAATCATTATTCATGCAAGGTTTGAAAGGTAAAGGCTTTTCAATCAAATAAAAAATTCACTAAAGCTCTGGTGCTGATGAGATGAATCGAACATCCTACTCCCTTCTTACCAAGAAGGTACTCTACCAATGAGTTACACCAGCATAGTTGATTTATAACATGGAAATACCACTACCAAACAAAAAATATAACACTATTGTTCTTGATCCACCTTGGAATATAAATTTAACTGGTAAAGTAAATATTAGACCTAACAGAAAAACAAAACTTGATTATTTAACAATGAGTTTGGAAGAAATAAAAAATCTTCCTTTAAGAGATATAGCAGAACTAGGTTGTCATGTTTACACTTGGACTACTAATAAAATGTTACCTGAAACTTTTGATGTTTTAAAAAGTTGGGGAGTTAATTATCATTTAACTTTAGTGTGGATTAAACCAAATGGCATGATGCCTTGTTTTGGTTATAAATTTGCTACTGAATTTTGTTTGTTAGGTTTTTATCAAAAACCAATGCAAAAATTTAAAAGTATGGCAAAATTAAATTGGTTTGAAAATCCAAGTATAAAACCACACTCTACAAAACCACAAAAATTTTTTGATTTAGTAGATGAAATGAGTCCTAGTCCAAAACTAGAAATGTTTGCAAGAACATATAGACCAAATTGGGATGCCTGGGGTAATGAAGTATGAAAAAAAAACAAAAAAACACAAAAAAATTAGATGTCTTTGCCATGATGGTCAAACACATGAATGAAAAGACACCAATAAAACAAAATTCAGGTCGTGGAGTTGTCAGAGATAGTACAGTTGCACGAATACAAGATATTTACAAAGGGGATCAGAAAGATAGTGCGTGAAGTTAAAAATATTAGACCTATTTTCTGGTATAGGTGGTTTTAGTCTAGGATTAGAAGCAACAGGACACTTTGAGACTGCTGCATTCTGTGAGATTGAACCCTATTGTCAAAAGGTTTTAAAAAAACATTGGCCTAATGTTCCTATTTTTGACGACATACGCAAGTTGAAAGGAACAGATATTGGAACAGTTGACATTATTACAGGAGGCTATCCCTGTCAGCCCTTCTCCGTTGCCGGAAAACAAAAAGCTGAGCAAGATCCGAGACACCTCTGGCCAGAGTATTTTAGACTTATCCAAGAACTCCGACCAACATGGGTTATTGGAGAAAATGTTAGTGGGCATATTAAACTCGGTCTCGACTCCGTACTTGAGGACTTGGCGAGTGAAGGTTACTCCACGAGGACATTTAGTATTTCAGCTTCTAGCATCGGTGCAAACCACAAAAGAGAACGCATCTGGACTGTGGCCTACTCCAACGACAGAAACCACGAACAGGAAAAAGAAATACGCACAGGGT